ATCATCCCTCTCTCTGGAAGAGGAGGAGGGACGGCGGTCGATGACGACCGATCGCGTTCGATCGCGTCGGATCCGGCCGAGATCGCGCCGAGGCTCCGTTCGCCGAGTTGGGGGGCAAGGAGTCACGGCCTCCAGGTGGCCGCCTGGGCGGAAACTCACCTCGGTCGGACTCTGTACCCATGGCAGGTCGACGTCGTTACCGGTCTCCTCGAACATCATCCCGACGGCGACCTCTGCCATCGGTGGGGCCTCGTCTCGACGGCACGCCAGAACGGAAAAACCGTCCTCCTCTCGGCGCTCATCGGATGGTGGCTCACCGAGGGCCGGATCGTCCGCGGCGAACCACAGTCCGTCCTCTCCGTCGCCCACGAACTCCGAGCGGCCGAAGAGATCCACTATGTCCTCGCGCCGATACTGGAGGAGGTATTTGGCGCCTCTAAGAGCTTTAGTTCGTTCGGTCGGAAAGAGGTCCGCTGGGAAGACGGCACCATCTGGCGCATCTCATCCGCCACACCCGCGGCCGGCCACGGCCAGTCGAACGACCTCCTACTCGTCGACGAGTTGTGGGACGTAGACGCCGATGTCCTCCACGCCGGCCTCCTCCCAACTCAACGCGCACGCCGATCCCCTCTCGCCGCGTTCTTCTCGACCGCCGGCACCGAGAAATCGACGGCTTTCCTCCGGTGGCGAGAACAAGGCCTCGACGTCATCGACAAGGGAGAACCCGACCGGCTATTCATGGCCGAATGGTCACCACCACCGAACGTCGACCTCTCCGACCGGTCGTGGTGGTACTGGGGTAACCCAAGCATCGGACACGGTCACCTAACCATCCAAGACCTGGAGGACGAGGCCCGCGGACCCGATCACGGCCAGTTTCTACGCGCCGGCCTGAATCTGTGGATCGCGTCCGACCAGTCATGGCTCGACCCTGGCGAATGGGACGAACTCCGCACCGACGACCCGCCGCCGGACATGACCGTCCTCGCCGTTGACTCATCGAGGGACGGGAGCCGATTCGTCGGACTCCTGGCCGGCCCACGCGAAGACGGCACGATCCACGTGGCGCCCGCATTCGTCACTCGCACCGAGACCGACGCCTGGGCGGAGGTACGCAAACACCTACCGCCTCGCGCCACTCTCGCCATCACGCCACCTCTGGAGATCCACGCTCCACCAGAGACCGCGAGCCGGCGAACCGTCGTCGGTCACGGCGAGATTCTGAAATGGACGTCGATCGTCCGCGGCATGATCCGAGAGGGAAACGTGTCACACCCAGGACATACCATCCTCGACGAGCATGTCGGCCGTGCCGTCGGCTACACCTCGAAACAGGGCATGGGCCTCTCATCGGATAAGAGCCCAGGACCGATCGAACTCGCCCGATGCCTCGTCTGGGCGGTCGCGCTCGCATCCCGAGCGAAATGGAAGACCCGACCCGCCGTCGGCGGAATGCGTCGATAACCGGTCCGCTCTCTCTCGATCGAAACCTCCCAAACCGGCCGCGAATCTGCCAGACTGGCGCCGTGGCTCTATTCCGCGCCAAGAGTAAGACGCCCACCACTCGCGTCGAGGCGGCCGACACGGCGGCCGTATCGTCGGCGACCCTCGCCCTACTCTCGGCCTCTGTCGGAGCAGGCCGAGAGAGGGCGATGCGGATCCCCACCATCTCCCCCGCCCGCGACCTACTCGCCGGCCTCATCTCGACCACACCGCTCCGCTACTACCGGCGCGAATGGGACGGCGAGAAAATGATCGAGGTCCCGATCCAGCCGGAGGCCTGGATGATGCGCCCAGACCGGCGCACCACATTCGCCCACATCATGTCCTGGACATTCGACGACCTATTCCATTTCGGTCGCGCCTACTGGCACATCGACGCACGATTCTCGACCGGATTCCCGTCATCGTGTTCCTGGCTCCCCGCCGAACTCGTCAACCTCCAAAGCCCAGTCGTCGAGGGTAACTATCCGATCGGCGGCATCACCGAGATCACCGTCTCCGGTCAACGCATCCCCATCGAGGACGTCATCGTGTTCTACTCACCCGTCGAGAGCGTCCTCTCCGCCGGCGCCAGAGCGATCACAACCTCCGAACGTCTAGAACTCGCCGCCCAACGATTCTCGACAAATCCCGTCGCTATGGGCTACCTACGCCAAACCGGCGGCGAACCCATGACCGCCGACGAACTCTCCGAACTCGCCGGCGCCTGGATCGAAATGCGGTCCGGCGACAACGGCACCGCGATCGCCGCTCTGAACGAGTTCACCGAGTTCGTCGAGTCCAGCATGGACCCCAGCCGGCTCCAACTCGTCGAGGCCCGCCAACACCAAGCCCTCGAACTCGCCCGCGTCGCGAACATTTCCCCATACCTGGTCGGCGCACCCACCGGCTCCTCGATGACCTATCAGAACGCCACCGAGGCACGACGCCAACTCGCCCAGGACGCGCTCCCATTCCTTTCCGCTATCGAGGAAACACTCTCCGGCGACATGGTCACACCACGCGGCCACGTGGTCCGGTTCGACCGCTCGATCTTCCAAGAGACCGCCGGAACCGACACAACCGGCGAGGGCGATCAGAGCGACTCCACCGAGGCCCGCGAGATCGCCGAACTCATCCAGAAGATCTACCTAGGCGTCGTGAACGACGTCATCACCCGAGACGAGGCGCGGGATATTATCAACCGCGCCGGAGGCAACCTATGAGAATCGAACTCCAGAACACTATCGACCTCGACGTCCAAGCCTCAGAGGGCGACACACCACGCCGCACTCTGACCGGCCTCGCCGTCCCCTACGACCAGCCGGCGATCGCATCGACCGGACCGGTCCGATTCGCCCGCGGATCCCTCGCCACCGACGGACCCGCTCCCAAACTCATCCGCGACCACGACCTCTCCCAACCCATCGGCATCGTCACCGAACGAGTCGACACCGAGGAGGGCATGATGTTCGCCGCCAAGATCAGCGCCACCGAGGCCGGCGACGAGGCACTCGTCCTGGCATCTGACGGCGTTCTCGATGCCGTATCCGTCGGCGTCGACGTCGAGGAGTTCACCTATGACGGCGACGTCATGGTCGTCACCGCCGGCCGGTGGCGCGAACTCTCACTCGTACCGTTCGGCGCATTCGACGCCGCACGAATCCACCAGGTCGCCGCCGTCGAGGCAGAAGACCCAGAACCCACACCAGAACCCGAACCCACTCCCGAGGAGGAGACAATGTCAGACCAACACGACGAGATCGAGGCCGCACCCGTGGCCGCGCCTCTCACCATCACCGCCGCACCCGCACGCGACGCCGGCGAATACATCGCCGCGATGATCCGCGGAGATCACCAGGTACTCGCCGCCACCGGCGACACCGGCGACGTCGGCGGAATCTTGCCGGAGCCCATTCTCCAGCCGCTCTACGACGGACTGTCGGCACGCCGGCCGCTCATCGACGCGATCGGCCTCCGCGCCATGCCCCAGTACGGCAAGATCTTCACGATCCCAAAAATCACGACCCGCCCGACTGTCGACGAGCAGGCCGCCGAACACGACACCCTCTCCTCCCAAGCGATGGTCGTCGGTGAGATCAGCGTGCAAAAGAAGACCGTAGGAGGCTACGTGGACGCGAGCGAGCAGATGGTGGATTTCACCGATCCCGCGGCTCTGAACATCCTCGTCGAGCAACTCGGCAAGGCCTACGCCCGCGACACCGAGGCCATCGCCTGTGCCGCACTCGTCGCCGGCTCCACCTACGGCGGTAGCGTCGCCGACTGGACCGACGCCGACGAGGTCATCACGGCGATCTTCACCGGCGCCACCACGATCGCCGGCCGCACCGGCGACATGCCGTCGCACCTGTTCCTCGCACCGGACCGCTACAAGGACCTCGCGATCCTTCAGTCCACCGCCGGCGATTTCTTGTTCCCGAGCCTCAACCCGTCGAACGCATTCGGTCGTCTCGACGCGAGCGGATTCGTCGGCTCACCGGCCGGTCTGGAGTTGGTCGTGTCGACCCAGTTCGCCGC